AGCTAAGTATTTCAACCTGCCCACAAAAGATGAAAAAGAAACCGCAGAATCTCCGAAACATGAGACGGCACACATCAAGACAAAATCGAAAAAAGCAAAATAAATGCGTCCAGAATATTCCATCGTAACCGCGCCGACAAGTGAACCAATCACGCTTTTACAAGCGAGCGACCACTTGCGCGTTGACTCGACGGAAGATCAATCTTACATCAAAGATTTGATTTCAGTTGCGCGGGAATATTTTGACGCTGTAACTGGCAGATCATCGGCAATCACGACATACATAGCAACTGCCTGCACATGGGAAGATTTATTTTGCCCTAACCGATTGGATGGCGACACCGCTAAATATAACGGTTATACCATCCCGCTTTATCGTTCCCCACTTTTATCGGTGGACTCGGTGAAATACTACGACGCGGCGACTGAAACGCTTACCACAATGAGCGCGAATGATTACAGAGTATTCACAAGCGCAGAGCTTGGCAGAATCCAGTTAAAAGACTCGCCGCCAAGCACGTTTGACCGCATTGACGCGATTCAGATCACGTTCAAAGCTGGCAGCGATTGCGCTCCAGCTATGTCGAAACATGCAATAAAAATGCTTGTAGCGAATTACTATGAACAACGTATGCCAGTGAGTTTTGCAAGCGTTAATGAAATCCCATACACGCTGAAATCATTGATCGAATCGCAAAAAATAGGAGGTAATTTCTAATGGCCATCATCGGAAAAATGGATAGGCGGGTTATCATCCAGCGTAAAACAATAACAAAGGATGATGCAGCGGGAATCGTTGAAACGTGGCAAGACGTTTGCCATTCGTGGGCTGAAAAAGTGGAAGAAAGCGGGAAAGAAAAAGTGACAACTGATTCAGATCGTGCTGACAACTCTGTAAAATGGCGCATTAGATTTAAGGCGATTTTTCAAGGGCTGAAAGCAGCGAGCGGATTCAGATTGATTTACAAATCAGAGGTTTTTGACATCCATCACGCCAAGGAAGAAGGGCGATCTAATACTATGCTTTTATCAACTCTAACCACGGAGGGCATCGCATGAAGTTGGAAGGATTAAAAGAGATCCAAAAGGCGCTTGCGAAATTGCCAGATGAATTGAAGCGAACGACTGAAATGGCAGCCTTGCGAGACGGTGCAAAGCCTATTTTGCAAGCATCAAAGCAATATGCGAAATCATCTGAGGATGAAGGCGATTTGATTAAATCTTTAGGGTTGAATGTACGCAAAGGGAAAAGCGGATCGACAAAAGGGATTTACACGGCGCGGGTGGGTGTAAGAAAAGGATTCTCAAGGGTAGTAAACGGAAAGAAAAAAGACCCGTTCAAATACGCGCATCTTGTCGAACTTGGTACAGTGCATTCGCAAGCGCAACCATTTATCCGACCAGCAATTGACTCATCACAAAACCAGATCATTCCTGCAATGGCAAAAGGTTATGAGAGAGGACTAACAAGGGCAGTAGCAAAACTAAAAAAATGAGCTGGCAAAGTGACATAGTAAACGCGATTTTATCCGATTCAGAGCTTTGCTCAATCATCGGAGGGAATCTATTTGCAGACGTGGCAGCGGGAAGCGCAACAGCACCTTTCATCGTTTACCAAAGCGTTTCAGATGCAAGCTCAACTGACTTTGACGGCAATCGAAACCTTGCTTTTCCGTTGGTGCAATTTTCGTGCTACTCAGCGACGAAACAAGGAGCGATTGAACTCGCTTCAAAACTCAAAAGAGTAATCGAAGGCAAGCGATTAGACGGTGAATCTAACGTATCACTTGGCTTCACAAATCAACTTTCTAACAGAGATCAACAAACGAAACTTTTCAGCGAGATAGTCGATTATCGAGTGTCTTGTTTGTCTAACTAAAATCAACAAATAAAAATACAAAAATATGGCCATCAAATCATTCGGAATCAGTGTTCAGATCACGCCGCCAGCGGGGTCGGCAACAGCAATCGCGGAACTAACAGACGTTCAACCTGGCGGCGTTGATGTGACGTTCATCGACGTTACAGCACACGACAGCGCGGGAGGTTGGAAAAACTTCATCGGAGGGTTAACCGATCCCGGCACGATCGAACTAACAGGAAACTACAAATTCACCGACGCAGGGCAAGCAGCCTTGATTGCCAATCGTGGCGTTATTGTTGCCGTGAACATTACATTCAGCGACGCGACAAACGTGACCTGCAACGCAGTAGTAGGAGGTTATAATCTATCTAATCCCCTTGATGACAAAGTGGAATTTACTTGCTCGTTGAAAATTACAGGAGCAATCACCATCACAACTTGATTATGAGTCATACGGTAAAAATCGCAGGTCGTGAAATTGCACTTTCTTGGAATCAAGAAACGGCAAAACGTTTCGGTTATCGCTTGTCATGCATTGGAGGGCATCCAACGCAGCGCGAGCTGACCACTAACGCCACGGCAGGGGCGGCATTGTGCAAGCTTGTGTGGGCGTTACTGCCAAGCTCTGAGCTTGGCAAATATGCCACACCTGAGGATTTGTTTGTGGCAATAGATCAAGACAGCGAAAGTGAAGGAATTGCGAAAGCCATTCTTTCCATTTACGCAGAAATGAACCCGACAGAGCAAAAAAAAACGAGTTCAAAGAAATAGCATTTGCAAAAATTGAACTAGGTTTATCAGCGACAGAATGGAATGAATCTCATCCGAAACAATGTGAGGAATATATCGAATCATGGAAACAAAAAGAGCAAAGAGAAAACGCAAGACTGGCAGCGATGCAGCATATTACCGCCGTCGCTGGTGGGGTTAAAATCAAAGGACGTTCACCACGATTTGACGACTTCATGGTCGTGGATCGAAAGGAAAAAGCAAATCCAGCGTTATCAGAAGCGAGGCTGAAAACAGCTTTTCAAGCATGGGCAAAACAATCTAACGAGAAAAAATAATGGCAGGATCAAGATCAATCGGCGGTATTTTCGCCACGTTATCGCTGAAAGACGTTCAGTTTCGTAATGGTGTCAAATCCGCGAGCAAAGATTTGACGGGGCTAGGGAAAGCCGCGTCGGGGATTGGTGGCAAGATTGCGGGAGTATTTGTGACGGCGGGAATCACCGCTGGAGTAATTGGATTCGCAAAATTCAGCAGCCAAGCGGCGGCATCAATTGAAGATTTAGACATCCAGTTTGAAGTTTTAACAGGCAGCGCATCAACAGCTCAAAAACTGATCAAAACGTTTCGTGAGGAAGAAAAGAAATCCGCACTTAGCACTGAAGACTATGCAAACGCAGCAAAGTCCATCCTTGCGTTTGGTGGCACGGCTGAAAGCGTAGTCCCAATTTTGAAACAGATCGGAGACGTTTCAATGGGCAACTCAGAGCGATTCGGGAGCCTTGCGCTTGCATTCGCTCAGACCACAGCGGCAGGGCGGTTAATGGGTCAAGAGGTGCTACAATTCGTCAATGCTGGATTCAACCCTTTAGAGCAAATCTCCCGCGATACAGGAAAATCAATGGCAGAGCTTAAAAATCAAATGGAAGCGGGTGGAATATCCGTGGACATGGTGAAAAAAGCATTCATCAGCGCAACCAGCGCAGGAGGAAGATTTTACCAAGCAATCGAAAAAGGCAGCGCGGGAACGAATGCGAAAATCAATCAGACCATTGCCACGATGACGCAATTAAAAGTAGCGTTTGGAACTGGGTTTAATGAGGGATTGAAAAGCGCGATGGATGCAATAAATGGATCAGCGAGCGGATTAGAAAGCGCGTTCACCAAAGCAGGGGAGTATATTGGAGGAGTAATCAGCGACTGGTCGTCTATGTTCACGGATGGAACGACTTGGGACTTGTTTGTTTTGAACGCGGCAATGGCATTTGGTAAAATTTTAGAATTACCAGTAGTTCGCGAACTAGTGCAGATATTAGGGTTGGTTAACGGTCTATCAATGTCAGAAGCCGCAAGCCTAACAGATGGCAGCTATACAGCGGCAACACAAGCGCAGATCGATAAAATTTACGATGGCATTGCAGAAAAAGCGGCAAAACAAGGAGAATTGAAAGGGTTTGCTGACAAAGAAAAAAAGAAGCAAACAGACTACGAAAAAGCGCGTAATGAAATCTACAAAGCAGCACCTGCATTTGTCGATTATGAAGCAATGAGGAACGAGATTTACAAGAACGCTCCTGACTTTGCAGAACCACAGCAAGCGGCAGAAATTGACAATAGCATGATCGACAGAAAGATTGACGACTATCAGCGGCGCGGTCTTAGCATGTCTAAAAATCCTAACACGATTCAAGATAAAGTGCTGAAAATTCAAGAGCAGATTCGCGACATTTTGAAAGATGCGAAAATACAAGGAAAAGAATTAGTTTGGGAGTAATGTTATGGCAGCGGAATCAATCATCAACTTCAAAAAACCAGAGTTTCCGAAGATCGAGAAAAACGAAAACGGAACGACAACACGCATCGAGTATATCGGAAACGGTGTAGCAGCGGTGGGTGATGCTGCAACCATAATCGCGGCATTGCCAACAGTCGGCAGCGCGTGGGGCGATTACTCAGGGCAGGTCAAAACAGTGACTTATGAGCCGACTGAAAACGTGGAAATCATAGAGGCTTTTATCACTCTCGAAAGCACCAAAGACAACGCAGAGCCAAGCACTGGAGAACTGAAATCAGTTAGTTATGAAATACGCTGGGTATCGGTAGAGCGGGATATGCTAGAACACCCACAATTCGCAATCGGCGGCGGTGGTGAAAACGCGCTGACCACGGGCGATATTTACGACATTGAACTTTGGAAAGCACCAGAGAACACTAGAGAGTTGCGCGATGAATACAAATACAACTCAAACGGCTATCATTTGTCTCTGCATGCAAACGCACGATTATTTGCCAGGGGAATAGAACTAGGACAAGAAACATTTGATGACAAAGCTCCAGTCGCAATTAAAATAAGTGAGTATGTAAATGGACCACCACCAGAAACAACCGCAGGCATGAAAGAGGATCCTATCGGTTTTCCAAACTTGCCATCAGGCTTTGAATGGCGCAAAGAAACCGCAGACAGCACACGCGCAGGCGGGGCGACAAAATGGAATCTAACTGAAGAATGGAACGGCGCGAAGAAAGTTCTTCATGACCGATTAAAAATTTATTGGGAACCACCAACAACTCCATAATGAAACCCCCTGAATATCCACAAAAAGGCAAACCAGTTGAACAAACTGTTAGGGAGATTATTGACTTTTGCAAGGCGATCCAGATCAGAAGTTTTGTCGGCGGCAAGGTAAAAGAATCGACAGCGGGAACAACGCTTACAATACCTAAAAACATTCGCCCAAAGATTCAGAAAAAAACCATCAATCCATTTTATCCTACGCTCTCGGGTGATGAGGCGAACGGCTATTTTCTGATCATTGCACTTGGCTACGTTGTGTTACGGAAGAAAGGAAGCGGGGACGCTGTAACGAATATCATCCCAACATCATTGCCGTATATCGCACCGCTATCAGTTGCCGTGGGGGATAAAATCACGTGCTTAATCGAAGAAAACGGCAGCGGTGAATTTACTGCTACAAGCATAGTAAAAACAAGCGGGGCATGGCCAACTAGCACCGCGCCGAAACTCAAAGGCGGCAGCGACAGCAGCGGAACATCAGGAGCGAGGCATATCCGCTTGTGTGAGATAATCCAAGTGACAGATGAGGTTGAGGTTATGCCATGGCACACTGGACATATTGACCACTTCGCGCCTGAGTTGATTGACAATATCGGCAGCGGCAGCGCGGCGGGAGTGCTGAAAGATTACAGTGCGGGAATGTGGAATTTGCGAAGAATCTTAGCAGGCGATGGTATCACTGTCACGGAAAATGCGAACGATATTGAGATTGAAGCGACGGCATTGGCAAACGGTATTTGGGGCACGTTTCGATGGGGGTTTACTGACAATATCGGAAGCTCCAACTCATACATGGATTTAACTTTTGAAAATGGAATCTTAGTAGCGGCGACAGGAACAGGAACAGGGGCTGGAACGCAGGTATCGCCATTCGACTATCAGTATGACGCTTACAACTAATACCGAAAAAATAACCTTGCAAAAATCAACAATAAACACACACTAACTACATGAGCTTGAGATTGAAACCATATCAATGGAACTGGGCATGTATAGCAACTGGAAATACATATCCAGCATCGAACTTTGCTGAATCCAATAGTGATTACACAGCTACACTTGTGAGAGTAGTTTGCAAAATAACCAACGCAGACGGCGCTACATTCGCTCAACTCGATAGCACAAACGGCGGTGTTGTAATAAATGACGCAACGGCGGGGAATTGGGATTTTACAATAGGGGCGGTAAATTCTCCGACAGTTACTGGAATTTACACAGTTGAAGTCGATTGCTTTGATAGTGACGACATCGAAGCAACATTTACACGCGGAACATGGGAGATATTATGAGTAGAGAATTTACAATTACAACCAGTTCAGAGCCTAGAGATTTCACCATCGTTCAAGGAGGGGACACCCGCACGTTTACTATCAATAATGGCGTAGGTCCGAAAGGAGACGCAGGCGCAGCAGGAACAAACGGCGGCAGCACAAGCGCATGGAACTACAAAGCGAAAACCAACGCAACGAGCGGCTACCCGGGCAATGGATATTTGTTATGGAACAATGCAACGCAAACCAGCGCAACTAGCATCATCGTATCTCACCTGAACGATGACGACACCGATCTTGAATTATTGTTAGGTTTTCTCGTTTCGGGGCAAAAGATTTTCATTCAAGACCGCGACGAATCAGCGAATAATCAGGTATGGACAATCAGCGGTGCACCCACACTAACAGGCGCGGGGACATCAACGGCGTATTATACATTTCCAGTTACGTTAGTGTCCTCGGCGGGGACTGCATTTACGAACAATCACCAGTTAATTTTCGGTGCTATTTCAGCGGCGGGAGGAAACAGCGTAACCAGCGCTACTACTAGCGATGGGACTGCGGATTTAGATTTAGACAGCTTTACCGTTGAATCAAGCGCGACATTCAACGCTACTACTTACACATTCGGCACAGGGGCAGCTAGCGCGATGAAATCCGCATTGGCGATTGCTAGCGCGGATATTACGGATGCGAGCGGTGGCGGGGATGCTGATAAATTGCTGAAATTGGATAGTTCGGGAGGAATTAGTTTTACCGTCGAGGGAATCAGCATTGAGGTTTTTGGAGAGAATGGCAAAATAACAACATCTGGAAATGGTGGCAGAATTGAAACTGGCGGAGACAATGCCGAAATATCGACAAACGGATTAAATAGTCATATCTTGACATCAGGCGGCGGATATATTGAGACAAGCAGCACGTTTAATATCGCATCAGGCACTTTTCCCAACATAGTCAAAACCACGCTCTCAGGCACGCAAACATCCAATCGCGCAATAGCATTTCCAGACGTGAGCGGCACGGTGGCGCTGACATCGGATATTACAGGCACCAACAGCGGAACGAACACAGGCGACCAGACAAGCATAGTCGGCATCACTGGCACTACGGCACAATTTAACACGGCACTAACAGACGGCGATTTTGCGACATTAGCAGGGAGTGAAAATCTAACTAACAAAACGCTGACATCGCCAACGATCAACACCAGCGCGACTTTTAACGCCACGAGTTACACCTACGGCAGCGGGGCAGCGGCGGCTCATAGGACTGCGCTGGGGGTGGCTAACGTCTCAACCAAAACACGCACGGCAGATGCGGCGGCGGTAACTTCAACTACGTTTGCGGCAGATGCATCCCTAACAACTCCGCTAGAAGCGAATACTACTTACAAAATTGACTTTTTCTTGCACACTACGCAGACGGGATTCAGCGCGATCCGATATGATTACACAGGGACTTTCGACTCATAAACGGCGGTAAACGATATTGCGGGTTATGGAAGAA